AGCTCCCCGGTCTCATCGTCAAATCCGGTAATTGTGGCCGACAATCCTTCCCCGGTGCCTTTTGTGATCACGATTGTGTCCCCGACGAAATATCCGTCGCCGAATCCTATCAGGCTGTTGTCAACAAGCGAGGTATTAGACCCGGATTGCGCGGTGCCGCTTCTCGGCGACCGGCTGTTCAGCGTTATCGATTTACCGGATACTCTTCCGACCAATTCTTCTTCCCCTGCCCAAAGGTTAGTCTCGGAACGCCACACCTCGTAATACAGAAGGTTAGTCGGCCTGTTATCAGTCCAATATACTCTGGCCGTGTTAAACATAACATCTGCCCCAAGACCGTCAGGAGTGCTCGGGACCAAGAGTTCCGGGGTTACGCTGACTGCATTTACGGAATATAACCCAGAAGTATTAAAAGCCTTTATATAATATGTTCCGACTTCCCTGCTTAGCGGATACAATACCTTTTTGTTGGCTTGACCCTTATAGACAATACCGCGATCATAGGGTTCAACAATCAATATCTCTCCCGCCTCGGTAGTTAAGGTATACCCATCTTCCGTGGCGAGTTCGTAACTGTATATCCCCCATCCGCTGTCGCTGGTCCTGATCTCATATCCAGCAAGGTCTGCTTCTAAATTTGACGGCCACGTCAAAGAAAGAACGTCTCCCCACGAATAAAAGAAATTTTTCACGTCTGCCGGGGGAAGGATTTTCCCCTCGATGGTAATATCTTCCTGCGGACTGGCGGTGATCACGCGCTCTTCTCCGGTTGCGCTGACGGCCACAACGCAGATCACGTAAGTAGATCCTACCTTTATATCTTTAGATATGGTGAACTCCGACCCGGCAGTTTCTCCGGCATATATCCAACTTACCCCATCGTTATCGGAATAGTATATCTTTACTCGGTTGAACACTCCCACGGTATAACTTGACAGATCAGGCTTGCAAAAACTTACCGATATTGATGTCTGCACTGTCCCATCGTCAAGGGTTATCGTGTCTTCCGTCAAGGTAAGATCGGTTACGTTAGGGAAGTCGGTGCTTAACGAAGATGTTCTCCGCGTGGACAATACCACTGCGCTATCGTCATAAATATCTTCGTTGTATTCCGGGATAGTAAATTCTATTTCGCCGTTCCTGTCGCGCGATATACCCATAATGCGGCCGGGTTTGACAACTTTCTCCACCTCGCCAAAAGAGTATATATCGTAATATAACGGAGTTTTAGTAAACGCTTCACTGACGTTAACAGAAGTATAATTCCCGGCAGCGTCAGTAACCGTGCGTTCTTCATACCCCCCACGCGCGGAATCAACCCGGATAGCATAACTTTTCCCGGCCTCAATCGTTACCGTCCGGTCAAGGTAAACTTTTGTCTTCGATATTACTGCCCAATAATTGGTGTCGCTGGGCAGGTGATTTAATGAAGCCAATATACACTTATACTCACTGCCCTCATACGTTACTGCGTCATTGACCTTATATGAAACCGACGCGGAATAATCACCAATATATACCGCCCCTTTAACCGTGCCACCAAACCCCCATTGAGGAACGTCGTGCGCTATATCCACCACCTCGCCGCATTGTCTTATCATAGACCCCAGCGAAGATTTCAAGGTAATGGTATTGGATATATATTTTAATGCTTTATAATAGTCTCTACCAAATCTTAAAGCATAAGATTCTTTAACTCCATAATATCGTATTGTTACCGGGTTAAGAGGTTTCCCGGCAACCAACGCGGCGTCGTCAACTACCGCTTGCACTATCTGCGTCTCGTAATTATTATCCTCGTCGTCGAATTGAACATTGACAATATTCGGAACATCGCGTTTTGACCCCCACGACTCCGAAAAACTGTTGACAACAATGTTCCCAGGAGAAAATAACTGGACCGGAGTCTCCGGTTTTTCGATTATTATCTTTACCTGGCCCTTATCAGAGTAAAACGGATACGCTCTGAATATTGTGCAAAGCTGTAATATAAGGTCGAGAGCTTTTGATTGCGTGTCTATAATAACGTCCATCCTGAACCGCTTTTGATAACCGCCACTACCATCGGGAACTTTCTCCTCGCAATATTGCGACTGTTCAATGAGCGAAGCAAGGTCATTGTCAGCGGCGGTAATGTACTGCCCGGCCCCCCAGAGGTTATTAGTTTGCAGGTCATACAGGCACCATACCGGGTTAGCCGAGTAGGCCGTAACGAATGTCTCTCCGTCCCAAGTCAATATCGTGTTGTCTGAAAGCAGCCGGTATGCCTCCTCTTCCGGATCCCAATAATAATCATCCCAGGGAACGAGTGTCGCCCCATTAAGAACATTCGGAGTCATTATCTTGCGCCCTTTGACAAGTAATTCATATTCCGGGAAAGAACCTGACAACTGCTCAAGGGCCAAAGCGTCTATGGCGGCCAGAGCAACCCGGGGAAATATCTGTTCATCCTCACAAGAAATCTCATCAACTCGTTCGAGATAAAGGTCGCCGGTTGTTATAGGATAATCAAGGTCTGAAGGGTCTGCGGAAGTCCTGGTAATGCGGATGTCATATTGCCCAGCAGTAAGACCGTCTTTACGATATATGGACTTAAACTGATTCCGAGTTTTTCTGCTGATAGTTGTAGATCCTAAATCAGTCCACGTTCCGGCAGAATGGAGTTTATATTCCACCTGATAAACTATATCCCAGGATAAAATATTCCCGCTTGAATCTTGTTGATACAACCCGGGGATTGTAAGCTGTATTTCAAACGCCTCAACATCACTACCGTCAGTTGTATAAGTATACGCATTATCTTTAGTAAGCTGGACTCCAATAGAGATAAGATTGTGGCTGTCGTGGAAATTAGGGATTACCGTTTGGTCAAGTGTTCCTAACCTTGTTGTCAATGTCCACCCGGTATAATTAGTGGCGATATTTCTGTTTATCCGGCGCATTGTAACGCTTTCAAGCTCACCCCAGCCTATGCCGAGCAGAGTATGCAAGTAGTTGTTCTCTCCGTCGGTAGACACATATTCATTGAGAACGTTCCCTCCTATAGCCCGTTCCCCATAGATTACAGGTATCGGAGTCCCGACGCTATTAGTCGTCCGCACGCCATCCCACGTTGACGCGGCAGACCCTTCATCAAATCCATCAGAAATTGTTCCAAAAGAAGGAGTTTTTACCTGGGAAGCGGTAATGGCTGAATAGATAGACATCCCGATACCAATGACAACGGCTGCGGCTATAAAAGGATGAGCTACTATGGCAGTCCATACTATTGCTACTATCGCCGAAATAGGGTCTTCAATTTTCGGAGCAATGATTATCTCGTCTCCGACAATCAAATGTTTATCCAGGTCAACGCACTCTTTACCGTTGACGGCAATCAGCATATCTTTAAATTCAAAACCTGATTTTTTGAGGTAACTATGGATGGAGAGATCGCGGTTATACTGAAAAGACTTTAACTCTCTTCCTTCTTCGGAAAGAATATTCGGGATGAAGCGGATAGTTATATCGCGCTTCTTATATGGGCGCATAGACTTGCGGATTTCAGCGTCTATTTTAGCCTTTGTAATGGTAGAATCCATTGAGTCGCCTCTTAAATGTTTCGTCATTATAACTGTTTATACTCGCTCCTGCCTTGCAGATATGGAAAAACTTACCGTTCCCTATGACTACTCCACCGTGATTTGCGATACCCTTTTTCGTCTGGAAAAGGACAATATCGTAAATCGCAGGCTTATCAACCTTGTCAAAAAACTTATAATAGTTTTCTATGAGCAGGCTTTTATCTACTTTTACTGCCCAATTAACATCATAGTCAAGATTAAAATCCGGTAAGGTTATGCCGAGAAAATCCCGGTAGAATATTATTATCCCGCCCCCACAATCAGCCCCGGAATAATCCCGGCCTTTGTGGACATAAGGTATTGCCATCATTGTTTTAAGAAACAACCGCAACTCTTTAGACATATCCGCGCCTTCCCGGGATTGCCCGCGCACCCAAGAACCGCCGGCTATTGGCAAGAGCCTGACACCTTTGCCACGAACGGTTGCAAGTTGTTTCTTCTCCAGTATATCCGCACTCTGCTCCGCGGCCCAATGCCCTTACTGCCGGAGAAGCAAATTCCCATTGACAGTAATCCCTAAGCCAAAGGATCGAAGGTAGCGAAAGATGAAGAATATCAAATTTGCTCATCAAGGTGAATACAACATCCCTGACATTCGACGTGTAACTGTCTATATAATTGGTAAACTCAATATATGCGTCCGGGTCATCAAGAAGTTCTGCGTCAACGAGTTTGATTGACACCTTCTTGCCGCGCAGGTCATAATTCTGTAAGTAATATTCAATAAGCCGGGAAACGTTGGAGATCTGAACCTTGACTGAATCAATTTCACCCCGTGTATTCTCGGTTATCTGGTCGTGCGTGATCGGGAATTTGGTATAGGTAACCCCATCGAATACAACATCCTGGCTATAAGCGGCAAAACATTTGTTCGACCCATCGCCAATATAGTCATATATACAGTAAAGGTAGATTGGTTGTTTTATCTTAGCTCTTAACTTTTCCTTATGCGAAGCATTCGTATCTAACGGCATTAAAATACCCTTTCAGCTTGAAATTCAACTTGGAACGTTCCGCTTCTATACGTTTCTTTCCAACTTCCCTCTACAAAGGAAACAGTATATTCCGTATTGTCGAAGGGGTAAAGGATCGTAAACGATGTTAACGACCCGAACTTCCCCTTCCAAAAATTTATATAATCCTGCAACCCTGCGTATGTAAGCTGAGGGGAAGTAATGGTAAAGCTAATCAGCTCATCGGGAGTAATAAGGCGCGCTTCTTCCGCCTTGTTCTCAAACTTTGTTTTCTGGACATTGAAAGACCGTTGTCCGACTATTGACTCGCGTTTTGGCGCCCAATCAGCCATTTTACTTTCTCCTTATAGCTCTGCGCGTTATTCCACTGCGTAAAGCGTTGGTATCTATCGTATTGACAATCACTCCCTGCCCTTCTTTACCAGACATCGCAGTTGCTACCGCTTCAGGGGTTATCTGATTAACTATGGTTATGTCCATCGCTTCATCTTTGGTAGCGTCATACTTCGGTGTTACTTTCTCTCCCTCGTGGAGTTTATAATTTCCGGTATAAGGGATAGAGTCCGTGCCTTCAGCGAACGAAGGGGACCATACTCTCCCAAATTGTGCCGTGGATGAAACTACTCCACCGACTCCGCCCGTAACGACACCGCCTGAAATAATCCCGGTTAACTGTTGCCACATCCAAAGCACCGCTAATTGTGCTATCATATCGGATATTGTTTTTAAAAAAAGATCCCCGATAGAAGTCATAAACTCCTCAAAAGAGCTAACATTCCCTTTGAATAACCCCTGGAAAAGATTGCTGAAAGACGAACGCATACCGGCAGCCATTCCCTGGATAGCATTTTCTGCCATAGCTCCGAAATTCTGCAAATCAGATAACGTTTTATCCCAAGTATCTCTCCACCCTTGCGCGAAGGTTTTTGACGCTTCCTGCCAGTTATTAACACTTATCTCTTGACTCCCCAGGTTTTTAAATAAGTCCATCCAAGCCTGAGTCTGTGTTTTGAGATTGTCAAACCCGCGAGAAAACTTGCTTTGTCCGGTAGTGAGGGTAGTCCAGGCAGAATTGCCGGCATTGGCCACTCTTTTAAGTGCTTGATCCGCAAGTTCAATATATTTTTGTTTTACGTTCCCCAATCCTGGAATAAGAGCAAGTGTAGCGGCTACGATAGAATTGGTAACATATAGCACAGAATTAAGCCCGGCCCACGCCACATCACACAATAAAGATATAGTGTTCATCACTATATCGCCAACTTCTCCCCACTTGAACATAGCAACCACTATTGCCGCGATAGCAAGCCTTATAAGCAATAATTCGGGGTTTATTGTTGCTAAGGCCATAAACGTCCCCGCCAATTTTATTAAATATCCTATCAACGCTCCTATTTTGAGTATGACACTACTTATCACGCCGCCTAAAGTAAGGAATACCCCGGTCAACAATGCTGTCCTAAGCATATTTTCCCTAAGCGCAGGAGATAAAGACTCCCATCTTTGGGCAAGATCAGCGATAACATTCCCAAACCTATGCATTATGGGGAGCAGGCTTTCAGCAATAGATACCCGTAATCCAATAATAGCGTTGTTCATCTTCTGTAATTCTTCACGGGTAGAATTAGAATATTTTTCAGCACTTTTGAAAGCCAACACTATCGGCGCAGTTATTCCCGCACCCAGGAAAGACATCGTAGAAGCGGCGCGGGAAAGCTCTCGTGTAGTAGAAACTATACTCTGTCCCAACTGCTCAACCTTACGGCTCGCCCCCACTGCCGAGGTCTGGAAACTTGAAGTATCTAAGACTAACCTTCCAATTATACTTCCCGCGTCAAACAATTTTCACCTCTCTTTTTTTAAATCTCGCCCTATATTTATCTACTGCACATTGGGTATTCCACTTGGCATTTATCCTCTCCCCATTATTTTTAACGCCTTCCAGCTTTCATTGACAACTCTTTCTTTCCCAAACTCAAGTTCGTTCAACTGTCTTTGTAAACTATTCATCATTTCGCTATAAGCGTTATCCTTTGCGAAAGCTAACCTGCAAGCCTGTATCGTCGACATCCGATCACGGATTAACTTTTTCTGCGCTTCCTTATGCCAAAAGACCAAGTCCCTGACATCCATATTCAGAAGCTCAACATAGCCGAATATCGGAAAGGCAGAAGCTATTACGGCAATTACTTTACCTCTGCCTTTATAGGGTTTTTTATCGTATCAAGCCCTTTGGTGATTTCAGCCATTATAAACTCAAGGACTTTCCCGATGATACGGAAATCCTGTCCTTTGATTTCTTCTGCTGGAATATCCAGCAATACAGCCAGTTGTTTAACCGGGGTATCCAGAGGCAACTTTTCCTTTGGCGTATCCTTAGGGGCAAGATCGTTTACCTTGCGCAATATATCTTCAGTAATGCGCTGGACTCTATATTCTTTCTCCCCCAATATCCCCGACTCGATAACTATCGGTTCGGAAAGCTGCTTGACCTCTTCTCTTCTTAATGTAGGCATTACAATTCCTCCTTTAATTAAAGGTTAGCAATACCCATACACATAATCTATGGGTAAATTTTCGAGCATTAACTGCCACATATCGAAATCGCTCATTTTTATTACGCCCCCATATACCAGATCA